TTTTTATCATATTCCTTTAATTTCAACAATATTTTGTTGAAATCTATTTTATACGTATATTTTTCCAATGCCAATACCAGAAAAATGACCCTAAATTGCACTTTCAGGCCTCCTAGACCTCATCACTCCATACCTAGTCGCATCCCAAGCATGATCTTCTGCATCGGTATCTACATCTTCTGGATTTAATGAATCCGGTGGTAGCTGAGGAATAGTTCTAAGCCAATGCTTACAGGTGGAGAAGATCTTGAGTCTGTCTTCAGCTAGAAGTCGGATGATTTCTTGAGCGCCGTTTACCCTACTTCTGGGTGCGTTATAGGCCTCGGTCCATTTAACGCCTTTATCCCTGAAGATTTGCCCTATTGATCTTTCTGCACCTATCTTGGAAAAGATGGATGGGTCGGCTAGGTTCATACGGTATTCATATCCGAGGCGTTGATCATGCACCTCTATCTTCTTGATCTTCTCTGCTACTACCGTTGCATCTTCCCTGGTACCCGTATTTTCTTTATCTCCATATCCATAGAGCTCCCTCCATAGGTAATAGACTCCGTCGTTGGATAAGGCAAACCAATAAACGGCATATGGTCTGGCGTATCCCCAATCCATTGAGCGCCATACCTTCCATGTTGGTGGAATGGCAAAGGGTTCTATAACGTGTTTAGAGGGCTGCCATACGCCTTCCAAGAAACTTCCCACGTGGATATCCCAATCTCCCTCTAACCATGCTCTGCGTCTGTTTGGATCGCTTAGCGACTCTAGGCTCATCAGGTAGTTGGGGTCGTTTTTAAGAAGGTGGGTATTCTCATAAATGGTGGAATGTATTCGTACTCTTGGAAGTGCACCCTCTTGCCTGATGATTTGACCAGCTGGTATTGCCCCAATCTGAAATCGCTCCTTTACCGATGCATGGCCAACTCCAAATGGATTGCAGGTAGCTCTTACCATCCTTGGCATACCGGGATGAGATGACCTGCAAGTGGAATGCATCGCTTCGTAGAAAGAGAGATTGCGCCAGTTGGTTAATTCCTCGAATCCCAGCCATGGGTATTCATGGCCGTGGTAATTCCAGTAGTCATCTTCATTCACCCCATAACGAAAGTACAGCATCTCTCCCGTTGGCCACTTCCATACGTAATCTGATTCGTTGAACTTGGCGCCTGGGAATATTTGATAGAACCAGCGCTTACTCTTGGCTACTACGTCAGCTAGCTGCGGATAAGTAAGGCGAAAGAGTGTTCCGCGCCAATGATCTCCAAAGCCTCTTCCTACATGTTGGGCATAGCTCATGAGTAAGGTATCAGTCTTACCCCCTCCTCTAGTACCTTCTAGCAATACCTCATAGATAGGGCATGTCAGGAATAAGGTCTGACTGCCGGGCAATGGTGCCCAGATGGTTTTCATTGGTTTTGATTAATTCACTAGCGTTTTGCTTGGGCAGCTTGCTCCCACTCATCCATGCTCATAGCGCTTGGTACAACCAAGACTCCACTTTGTAGTGGTGCGCCATCTTTGCCGGTGTGCTCAATGGCAGATAAGCGTGGATGAATGTAAGGCGCCACATGCCTTCCAACAGAAGCGGCCATGTTCAGTAGCTTGATACGGGTTTCGTTACCGTCTGCTCGGCCAAAAAGATCTGCACTTTGATCTGCATTGGCGGCACAGCGCTCCGCCTCCGCATAAAGCTCATGCATGATCTTGAGCATTAACTCAAGTGGAGTAATGTCATCAGAGGCGCATGGATGGATTGCCACAATCTGACTTATCTCAACATTGGGAAGGTCCTTGGTTTTTAAAGCAGTTTGCTTTTTTACCCTCTTTGACTTCTTAGCAATCATGACTCACCTGGATTCTATTAACCATGGTTAATAGGTGGGGTTGAAGTGCCACGGTATCTCCAATAGGTTCATGAAACTCAATGATGATTCTCTGAAATAGGTCATGACGACTCTGGGCACCTCGATGCTTAATCACGGTACCAATACGACCGCTTGGTGTTTGAACCTCAGAACCAATCGGAAAGTCCTCCATATCAAGGCGCTCCACCACACCCGCTAAACGGTAATTAGTTGACATGGCGCCCCTCCTGATAAACCCCTGCAGTCAAAACAGGGGCCTTCGCCTCAAGCGCCACCTGAGGATCAGACATCTCCTGGGATTTGCGCAGTTGAGCAAAGATACGAGCCTTGTAGGACTCATAGGATTCAGAACCTTGAGCACGCATGGATAGCTCGCGTCCCTTAGCATCAATTCCGTCGTTAGTTTTCCACCAAGCAAGATCACCGGCGCTAGCGACCGCTCTTTTTTTCATCTCGCATTTCACGATCGCCAATACATAACCGGCATTAATGGGGCTAGCAGTAGAAATCTTCTTGCGCATTTCTCGTGCAATGGAAATTGCGCCAATCACTTCGGCTTCGCTGGCCCCAGTTGCCACCATGTCTTTAATTCGACAATCATTAACCGAGACAGAGCTACCCTCTTTGCCGATCAATTCGGCAAAGCGTTGATGCATATCGCTAGGGACTCCTTGAGCATCCTTTTCTTCCACAGGCACTGGATCAGGAATAATTTTTACTATAGTTTCACCTTTTGATTTGATTGACTGGTGTTTGGTGTTTGGAGACTGGTGATTGGTGTCTGGTGAGCATTGCCCTGGCAATGCGTCTGCAATGCGAACGCATGCTGGTTTTGAGTCAAGATCTAACTTGGCCTCAGTAACAGCACTAACAGCAATAGAGGGCTGCCAACGACTATCAGCACTGCGTTTAGCTTTAGCCTGTTTGTCCTTAAAGCGGGCGATTTCATGATCGCAGCGGCCTTGTCTCCAGCCATCATCAGTCAGAATGAAAAATTCATTCAGAACCAATTCCACTGCATTTTTCTCTTCCTTAGATTTGGCGTTCACTAAACGCTGAACGGTCTTGATATCCGATGGCATAGGCTTTTCAGTGGCATAGTACTTTCGAATGAGGCGACTGTAGGTCGCGTCTTCAATGAAGTTTAAATGCGATGTAGCTTGTGAGTAGTCGCCGATGTGATGCTCGTAATAATTCATGTAAGACAGTCTCCGTTTGATGTGTTGATGAGAATGAAACACATCACAATCTATCAACCGAAATGCTCGACGTCAAACGTGTTTTTTCTGAATTTTTCTTTAACTTATTTATTCATCAATTCGTTGTAATCCACGTTTGAGAAATTCGTGAGAATGATTTTCTTTATCTGAAGTGTTTGTTGATCTACGTGTGTCCACCAATCTCTTCGCGCTATCAGAAAGTTCTGACAAGGCTGTAGCCATTTATTTATATGGCTTGTGTCACTTCTATGAATAAATATTTTTTTGTAGTCAAAAAATAATTTGTGTTTGCAAAGTGGGTATTGACAATTGATTGACCATCAAAATTTCATTGACTACATTGCACTTCAGCAGCACACAGATTGATTCATAACAAAACATCAATGGAGATTAAATTTAATGATGGCAATTCGCTTATACAGCCTGTATCGCTCGTATGGATACACAAAAATGAGTTCCGCAAAGATGGCGTTGCAGGTTTATCGTAAAAACTTAAAGCGCGCCCGCTAAGGAGATGATGATGAGTCAATCAAATCCCCAAATCCCACCAATTACTTTAATGAGAATTCCTCAAATATTGAAGGTAATGCCAGTTTCTAAATCGAAGTTTTGGCTGATG